GTCGTCGCAATCCAGAACTCAAACACAGGCTGCAAGAAATGCGAAGCCATGAACTCCTGCAACGCCTGGTAATTGTCTCGGTCAGCCAGCGCACCCTGACGGATGGACGAATAGCTCACCGACTCCAAATCATTCGCCAGATCGATATAGCTGACATTCAAGGCAGAGGCCACACCCTTCAGCATCTGCTTCTCAAAGTCGGCAAAGTTAGTGTTAGGGTGGCTCGGATCGTATTCTTGAAACTCAACCCCGGGTGGCAACTGGAAAAACGACCCTGGCGAGGCATCCGTCAGTGGAATCTGCTCATCGTAATCGTCAGCCGGAAACTGATCACCGCCTGGAGTGCGGAAAAAACCCATCTTGGCAGCCGAGGCCCGACTTGCCACCAGTGACGCTTCGCGGAAACCGGACAGCATCTTCAGAGGTGCCGCAGCAGCCGCCAACTCAGGAACGCCTCGGGTTTGACCCGCTCGCTCGCCAAAATACACATGAATCACCCGCTCGGCAGGAATCCGTCGACGCAGGTTTCTGCGCTGCCGCATGTTGAAATAGACTTCACCGGGATGCTCAAAAAATACATGATAAGCCACCGGACGATAGTGCTGATCGGTCTCTACGCCCATGCGGACGATATTTCCATTCGACAGTGTTTCGTTATAGTCCTCGTCGACTAACTCAGGCTCAATGAACTCAATCTGAATTGCAGGTTTTGCCGGGTCGTCGTTTTGGTGCAGGATCGCAAAGGCTTCGCCATCTCGTGCAAGGCTATTGATCACAAACCGTTGGCAGTCCACCCAATCGTACCGCCCATCGAGTGTCGGTGATCCCAGCTTGCCCCACAGTTTCCAGGCTCGCTCGATGGTGGCGTTGGCAACCGTGTCCAACTGACCGTTCAACTCCGCAGACTTCATCTGCAACTGGATGCCGTTTTTGCCGACCACATTGCGCTCAAGCAGTTTCAAATAACGCCGAGCAAACTCATTGTTCCGCGCCAAGTCACGACCGCGATTCCGCAGCAACTCCAAGTCATGACGGATTTCGGTATCCGGTGAATTGTTATTGGCTCGCCAATCATTAAACAGCCGACCCGATTGGGCCATCTTGAACTCGCGCTTTTTGATGCGCTCTTTTGTGTTTGTCACGCCCACTTTTGTGCGCTTAAAAATGTCCAACAGTCCCATCTAAAATCTCACCCTCACCGATGTGAAGTTGCCGCGCCCGGCCTCTGCATTGTTTTTGGCTCGCTGAAAAGCCACCTCGGCTCGGAAGTAATCACGCGCCTGGATTAACTCATCAAATGAAAACTTACTGGCTGAACGCCCCGCAATCGAGAAACTGGACGCATCCTTTTTGCCCTCAAGCAAGCCTTCGATATTGTCTAACTGCTTCTGTGCAAATGAACGCGGATCACTCGTATCTGTGTCAAAGTTGGCAAGCACCGTCCATTTACGGTCGTCGACCTTGATCCGCTCATCGTCTGCGTCACGAATGATGTACGCTTGCCAGTGGTAGACACCCGGTGTATACGCCGCAGTGGTCGCAGCAGGAACTTGCACCAGATAATCCTCACCCGAGGCGGTTGCTGTGATCTCGATCTCTGTCGAACCCGCAGCCTCAAGTCGCGCCGAGTATTTCAGTGTGTGGGTGTCGTTGGGGTAGTCATCATGGAGTTCAGTGCGCTTCCACTGTACGAAATCACCTGCTTGAATCTCAAGTGGCTCTATTTCGGGGGCGTTTGCCGAGTCAAAGAGGTTTGCCATTACCAATCCGTTGCAAAGTTGCGCCTCGGCATTGCTGCCTTGGGTTTGTCAGGTTTAGGACGATTATCCACCAAAGGTTTGCCACTTGACAAATTTGGGCCAAGAATAACATAAGCCGCCCAAGCATACACGCGACAGTCCAACGCCTCATTCCGCTTTCGGGTTTGCACCCAGGCTCTCGTCGCATGGCCCTTATGATACCGCGTGACCATTTTCTCAGATGCCAACTGCCTGAAATATTCTTCATCGCGGTCGTTCGGAAAGTGACAATAGCCTGGGCCGATCTGATCAATCTTCAGCCGCGAATAGACCAATTGCTTCGCCGTATCGACACCGACCGGAAACAGTTTCACTCGTCCAATGTTGGACTTGCCGGGCCTTCCGACCAATGCTCGACCCTCACCTGCAACACCCTTGATGGCGAATATCCGCCGTGACTCCCGGAGTTTGGCATACTGATAAACGCGTTGTGTATGATGACCACCAGAGTCAACGCATGAACAACGAATCTTAAATTTAAGGCCGTTGACACCTTCGTAGGTTTTATCGAGCGCAGCGTCCAACTGTCCCCAGACATCATCTGATGACGGATCGCCGTACAGGATTTGATAGTCAATCGACCAGGTTTCTTCGGACTCTGATATTCCAAGGACTTCGTACTCCAACCGATCATCTTGCACATCGATCCCGGCAACAAGCACCAAAACACCATCAGGCACTTCGGCCTCATAGTCCTCGCATCGGGTCATCAGGGATATGTCCGAAATTGTATCACCTCCCTCATCCCAGGTCTCACTCAAACTGACGTTGACAAAGGTCTGGAGGTCATGGGTTCGCTTTTTCTCCAGAAAGGACACCGCAATGTCCCCGAGTCGTCGGAAGCAGGAGTAAAGTTCACTCAAGTGATAACTGGCGTGGCCCTTGAACGGCTCGGAGCCGATCCACTCGCCCTGACGAATGGCAGCAATCCGATGCGCGTCATTCCACATCACTCCACAGTGTTCGCAGCCGTATTCCGCCTTGAGCGGCTCGTCCTCGGGCCAGACCACGTTTGACCACTTCAGGTGCTGCTTTTCTCCGCACTCATGGCAAGGCACATGGAATCGTCGCTGATCCCCTGCCTCAAAACTATCCTCGATGAAACTTGCGCCCTTGATCGTCGGGGTGGAGATTTCCAGCAGGGTGCGCTGGTCGCCATAGGTGGCTGCACGTTGCCAGAGCAGACTGACCGGGTGGCCTTCTTGGGTTTTATCGTAGCCATCGACCTCATCGCAGACGATAAATGGAGCGGAGCGGCCTCGCATGGTTTTCGGTGAGCCCGACCAGGCAAACATCAGGAAGCCGCCCGGGTAACTGACCATGCGCGAATTGTTCACGCCTTCACGGCCCCGAGGCTTGGCAACGATCTCCTCCATTACCTCATTGCTACTCAGCAGGGGTTTGAATTTGGTTTCCAGCCAAGTATTCAGGTCACCCTGGGATGGCTGCATCATGATTTGCGACTGTGGATTCTGCACGACCTTGAACGCCTGGGCACAGAGCGCGAGCATGGTTTTTCCCACCTGAGCCGACCACATCAGGGTAATGCGATTGCATTCTGGGTTCTCAATCATGTCCAGTGGTTCGCGCTGATAGGGTGCGTTATCAAACCGGATGAGACCAGGGACTGCGTTGCCGACCGGAATATAGACGTTTTGCTCGGCCCACTCGGATGGCTTCAGCTTTGGTGGTGGCTTTAGAAAGGTGGCAGCGCGAGTGATCGCTTTGCTCAGACCCGCCCAATTATTAAACTCACTCGTCTCCATCGGGTTCCTCAAAGTTCATGTTCGCCATCGCCTCAAGCGTCTGGTCGATCTCGGTCAGCAGAACTTCCTTAATTCGCGTTTCACTCTGTTCACCGATCAGCATGGTGGCGGTTCGCTGCGGAATGTTTCGCATGCCGACTTTTACCTCAGCCAACACCATCGCCAGGGCGCGTTCAACCTGTTTCAATGGCACCAACTCTCCTCGCATCTTCTGCGCTTGCATGGTGGTCAGGTCAGCCTCAGCCTTGATCTTACGATTGCGCTCCGCGTGATAATCAATCGCCCGGTGGTCATCGACCTGAACATTCCGATCCTGCAAGAACTTGATGTAGCCCTGGACAGCAGGTGCCAACTCATAGCGGCCTCGCTCCGATTTCGGAATCACGCCCTCTTTGGTCAACTGCTGCACTCGCCGCTCACTGATCATGAGCAGCTTGGCGATAGTGCTTACAGGATAGGTCGGATTATCAGCCATTCTTTTGGTTTGCTAGATCGTCGAATTTTTCGTCGCTTTCCAGCCTGACCGCTTGCTGCCCTGTGTATTCCTGCCACCGTTTCACAATCACATCGCAATAGATAGGATCTAGCTCCATGAGCCTCGCCACTCGACCATTCTTCTGTGCTGCAATCATCGTTGACCCCGACCCACCGAAGCTGTCCAAAACTAGATCGCGCCCCTTGGTGTTATTCAGTATCTGATACTCGATCAACTCGACCGGCTTCATAGTCGGGTGTTCTTTGTTTCGACTCGGGCGATCAAACTCCAAGATGGTGGTCTGCTTGCGGTCGGAGGCCCATAGATGCCCGGCACCTTCTTTCCAGCCGTAGAGGCAAGGCTCATGCTGCCAATGGTAGTCCTGGCGACCCATCACCATCGTTTGCTTTTTCCAGATCAGGCACTGGCGAACCTTCCACCCAACATCGGTTGCAGCACCCCGGAAGTTATAACCCTCCGAGTCGGCATGCCATATATAAAATACCGCGCCCTCCTTCATTACAGAGTCAGCCGCACTATATGCGTCTCTCAAGAACTGCCTGAAGTCGCCATCGTTCATCGCATCGTTTTGGATGGTCAGCGAGTCTTTGGTCTTGCCTTCGTAAGCCACGTTATACGGAGGATCGGTAATCCACATGTCGACCAGCCGGTCTTGGCATAATGCTTCCATGTGCTCGAAACTCGTCGAGTCACCACACATCAGCAAATGCTCGCCGCACACCCAAATATCGCCAGGCTTGGTCACTGGGTCGGCAGGTGGCTCAGGCACCGCATCAGGATCGGTCAGGCCTTCTTCTTCAACCGCCAGGTTCAGCAGGTCAGCCAACTCATCCTCGGAGAAGCCGGTCAAGCCCAGATCAAATTCCCCCGCTTGCAATTCACCCAACTCCAGGGCAAGCAACTCCTCATCCCAGCCAGCGTTGAGTGCTAGCTTATTGTCCGCGATGACATACGCTTTGCGCTGCTGTTCAGTCAGGTGGGACAGCCGAATACAGGGAACCTCGGTAATTGCCAGTTTAGAGGCAGCAAGTAGCCGACCATGACCCGCAATGATGTCGTTGGTTTCGCTTATTAAAATCGGGTTGGTAAATCCAAACTCCTTGATTGACGCAGCGATCTGATTAACCTGTTCAGGGCTGTGAGTCCGCGAGTTGCGCACATATGGTAATAAATCCTCGGGTTTTAATAACTCGATGGCATTAGAGATAACTGG